TATTCGCAAACAAACTTCTTAACTGAACCCTGTGCCTGTTTTATTGCTTCTCCAGCCTTTTCTTCAACTTCTGAAACCCTTAGTGATATCTTCTCGTTGGACAGGCTTAATTGCGCCATCTTGTCATTGATGCCTTCCTGTTCCTTTGCGATTATATCGAGTTTCAAGGATTCCTGGTCCTGCTGGACCTGCAGCTTTCTGATTCGTGTTGTATTAGATACACGATTCACTGTCTTTTCTTCATTCTTTGTTGTCACACTGCCGTCAACCGTAGACATAGAGAACTGTCCACCTTTGTAACTGACAGTTAGATCAGATACAAAGAAAGTGAATTCATTACTGTTATAATTGACAAGAACACCAGGAAGAAGATTATTAACAGATATCATTGTGACATTCTTCACCTGATTGAAAGTCAATCCTTTAAGTCTGTCATAGATGCTGTCTATAATGCTCTGTTCATCTGCATATAGATTTGCTGAATCAATAAATAGCGTATTTCCTGTTTCGTCGCCTTTAGAAAGAGGATTGAGACCATTTTCAGCATATACTCTTGTGAGTGTATACACTTCATTCTTCTCATAATCTGTTAAATCCTGTGTAGTTGCAAATGCAGTCTTTTCAATTGGAACAAATCTAATAGAATCAATTCCCTTTGCATAGACATTAGCCCCAAACAGTTCAGCAATCCACCCAAGATAGTTTCTTATCACAATCGTGTTATCATACCATGATACGCTCTTATCAAGAACGTACTGCGGTATTCCTTCACGAATAATAGAAAGACCAGTCAGACTTTCAATCTCGTCTAGCTGGTCTTTTATAGTGACAGGATAAGACAGTTTAGTATCGTATGCCTTGTCAAGAGAATAGTTGTTGTCATACATCTTGAGAGTGAGTTCCTTGGTGTACTTCTCCGGCTGGTCATACACCTTGAAGTATCTTGTATCAGATGCATCATTCTCCTTGACTTCCCAGTACTTGCTGATGTCGATATTATCGAACTTCATTGTCAATTCAATTGATGGAACGTTGCCTATCATACGGCAGTCAGCAAAAGAGACAGACATCTTATAATCAAGAAGTCTGTCCGTTACATTTGTCTCTCCATACTTTATAAGCATATGATCACACCTCAATCAGAGAGAAAGAGAATGAATCTGCCTTTAGACCAGACTGCACTCTCTTATAATTGTACTTCTTATTTGAAGCATACATCTTCTTGGTTCCTCTGATACCATGATCAGGAATGTAGAGTTCTGCCGTGAACTCTGCCGGAGTGAGTACCTTCAAAATATTCATTACATCTGTAAATGTATTCAACTTATATGTACATGTAATCTTAAGCATGTTAGAACGTATTCTATTTCTTCTTAAGATGCCTGTTGAGACAGGTCTGACACTATCCGAATCTAGATCATTGATTTCTACGCTAATCTCTGAAGGAGTCGGAATAAGTGTTCCGTTTATCTTGATTTTCGCTTCATCTGCCATTCATTCCACCTCCTAATAGTCAAATACAGGCTTTCCTGTGCGTGCTTCATAGTCCTTGATATTGTCAATCACCATCTTTGTGATTACTCTGCCATCATCAAGAACTAATTTAATGACGTAGGTAGCGCCTGTGCCGTCATTTTGAGAAAGTGATAATCTTTCTGAAATCTTTTCAGCAATCATATCAAGTCCCTGTGTGTTTCTCTGTAATGGTATTACTGCTTCTGTTCCTGCTTCACCAATATTGGCGATAGTGGATGCACTTACGATACCACCTTTTGCTAGTCTAGGAATCCTAGGGATAGAGAATCCTTTTCCACCGACTCCAGGAACCCAGTCAGGAATCTTTATCTTGCCGATACCGCTTAAGAATTTATTGATTCCATCAATCATGAAATTCAATGGAGCCTTGAAGATGTGGCTTAATCCAGAAACAATACTTTCAAATATCTGTCTGACACCAAACCATGCTCTTCTCCAGTTGCCTGAGAATACACCACTGATAAAGTTAGTAAGACCCAAGAAAATAACTTCCAATGAATTAATGATAGGACCCACGTAGTCTCTGAACGCCTTGACGGCATTCTTAACCGTTTCAAACACATTCTTCCATTTGAAACCGAAAGTTCCTTCCATCCATTCACCTAGATTACGGAAGAATTCTCTGATATTGTTGACTCTTTCGCAGATTGTTTTGTCTGCGCGTTCAATAATTCCCCTAATTGCAGCAAATACCATATCAAATACACCTCTCAATAGTGTTAAGGCTAATTTGAATACAGGTCCTAGAATATCAAGAATCGTACTGAATATAGGCGTAGCGAACTTAAGAAAATCACTTAATAATCCCATTATGCTCTGGAATACATTCTCCCATGCGTTCCATAACGGCTTGAGAACATCGCACACAAAATCCATGATGATTTTACCAACTGTATCAATGATAGGTGCCACAATATTTAGAAATACCTTCTGAACAATAGTGGCGATATTTCCTAGAATGCTTACTATGTCATCTCTGAAGCTCTTACTCTTCTGCCATAAGTCTACTACTGTAGCAATGACTGCCCCAATGATGATATTTACAGGATTCACAGCCATTACAATAGATGCGAATATCTGTGGAAGAATTCCAAATGCACCGCTCAATGCAGTTGCAAGTGATGCCCAACCTGAAAATACTCCTACTGCAAGCTGTATCTGTGTGATAACAGTACCAAGAATTCCGGCAAGAGTAGAAAACAATGATAATCCAGCAATAGCGGAAAGAATGCCAAGAATAAGACCTACATTATCTGCTATGAAAGAGAATAGCCCATCAATGATACTAAGAACCACATTCACTGCACCTAGTACTACAGTCCAGTCAATCGCTTTAGTTATATCTCTCACAATTTTCAGAATCTCATTGATGATCTTCAATATAGAGTTAAATATATTCCATAAATGCTGGATGATTGAATCACCTAGGCCTGCAGTGTTCCATGCATCGGCCAATCCTTGAGAGATATTGCCAATTATCTTGAATATGTTAGTGAATATCTTCAATATCAGTTCGACAGTCTTTGCGCCTGTGCCGTTTTCCCACACTGTATACATTGACTTGCCGATTTCCATAAGAAGATTCTTGACACCATTAAATGCATATACTGCAGCTGCTATCATCGGCGCACCAAACTTATCCCATGACTGCTTTAAAGGCTGGAAGAATTCAGCAACCTTCTTCTTGATTTCTTCTAACTGCTTGTCTACTTCTTCAAGAAGTCCTTTCTGTTCTTCTGCACCACTGTCATCCATGCTGAATCCGCCGATATCACCGCCGGAACCACCAACACCGCCCGAACCACCTGAACCACCTGAAGACGGATCACTTGAACCATTGCTTGAATTGATGTTATTGATTGCATCGAATCCAGCAAGAGCTCCTTTCAATTCCTTCTTGAGTTTAGAAGCATTACCTGCTGCCTTTTTTAATCCTCTTCCTGTTCCGCTTGCGCCTTTAGAAAGCTTCTGCGAACTGTCGGAAGCATCGTTCATTTTCTTTGCAAGAGCCCCTGTGTTTCCTGCTGCCTTCTTAGCATTGTTTGACACTCCACCAAAAGAAGAACTCAACTTCTTTGACTTGCCACCAAACAGTGCCGTCAGATACCCAACGGCGACCATAACAACTTTAGTGAATGCAACAACATATGGGACGCATGAGTTAATTGCCTTTGCAATATTAGTAAAGAATCCAGCAATATTAGACTGCCCGATTGTATTCATTACTTCGGACATACATCTAACAATAGCTGTTCTCATATTAGCGATTGATGTAGAAATTCCACCTGTCGCATTTCTTGCCTGTTCCTCAAATGACTGATAGCCGTTAATGCCCTGAGTGTTTAACTGCATAAGAGTATTCATGAACTGGTCCATAGATACAGTTCCGTTTCTTAATGCCTCGCCTAATGCTGAAGCATTGACAAAACCCATGGCCTCAGCCACCTGTTTCATCTGTGCAGGCATTGCAGTCATCGCTGAACGCCATTCAAACATATCAGGTTTACCCTTAGCATATGACTGTGACAACTGTTCTAAGGCTGATTTCTGTATCTCAGAGCTTGCACCGCCGGCTAGAATAGCATTATTTAGTGCAAGGAACATATCTGTTGATCTAGAGATGTTACTATTTACTGATGTGAATCTCTGTACTGCGCCTGATGCATCATCCAAGGTTGTTGGAAGTCCAATAAGCTTATTGCTTAGTTTCTGTATCGATGCATTCGCTTGAACACTGCCAACGCCTAGATTCGACATCACACGGCTATAATTGCTAAGAGTATCGACTCTCTTGATTGCAGCATCAACATTCCCTAATATCGTTGATTTAATCAGAGAAGCAATACCAAGACCCGCCACAATATTGCGGATACTCTTGAATGAATTGCCAATTGAGCCTGTGACCTTATCAACATGATTCTTTAGGCCGGTGACTTCATTCTTCACGCTGTTCAGTTCTGATTTCGCTGATTTCGTCTGTGCAGATATTACTATCTGCAGTTCCTCTACCGTCATTCTGCATCACCGCCTTTCTTTTTCTTAGTGCTTCATTATGTCTTCTACTGAAGGCAATACGAGAAGATCTAGCGCTTGCAATCTCTTTTCTTTCCTTCTCTTTTTCAAACTCTTTCCTATCCTCTTCAAAAAGTGAAGGATAGAAGTCCCACAATTGTGCAGGAGTGAATGAATCATCCTTGCCATTAAGGACAGCAGAAATACAATCCCTTATCTGAAGGGCCTGTATCTGAAGAGATATCGCTTCCTGTCGCACCATTTCTTTTTTCTTTCTTTCATGCGCTGAAATAATATCGAATAGCTCATCTAACGAATAATTCCAAAATGAAAAGGGGTCTACTCCAGCATCAAGCGCTGGATCATAGACCGCCTTGTATATGTAATCTGTAATCAGGATATCTTCTAGAGATTCTTCTTGGCTTCCGCCATTTCCTTTTCCATTTTCGTTTCGAGAGCCCCAGAGAAAAAACCCGATACCTGGAACAATGGAATAAGAACATCACTAAGGAACTCTGTCTGTGAGCCACCTTCATCGATGTATCTATCAAACATATCGTTCACATCGCTTCTGTCGATGTTGCTGTTGAATTTCTGAAGACCACCATGTGTGATGTCCAGCATAGTGCATAATGGTGTCATGCCTGTTTCTGTATTAAGAAGGTTGATAAGACTTCCACCATACATCTGTTCTAGTCTAGAGATTTCTCCTGTTGTCAGTTTTAATTTGTATTCTTCTTCACCGATTTTCCAAATAATGAACGGTTTTCTTTTTGCTTTTTCTGCCATTTATCTATATCTTCCTTTCTATGCTGCTTCTGCTGGATCAGTAATAGTGAGTTCAGACTGTAATGCGATTGCAACAGTAAATTCAATAGCATCATTGACACCACCGCCCGCTCTTTTAACAGTGACCTGTCCTGAGAATGTAGTTGTAGTGCCGTCCTTCAATGTTTCCTTGAACATTGCGGTAGCCCCTGTTTTTTCTAGTTCCCTCATTAATCTGTATGAAGATGTTGCTTTGCTGTTGTCATACTTGAATGTATATTCAAGGTCTCCAGGGTCTCCGATACCAAACTCATAGACCTTAACTGTATCATCAAGTGAAGAGTTTTCAACTTTTTCTTTTTCAATACCCATGTCAGGAATCTTCTTCAACCCTGGAAGGTCAGTGAAAGTAGTTCCCTTGTTTGTCTTGTCATAAGATAATTTAGCGCCATTTGCTAGCATTATATAATTCCTCCTTATCAGTTACATACCGTGATAGATGTAATCACTATCATAAAATGCTTCATAACTCATTTTCTTGTGTCTAAGTCCTGATGCATCATCAATATCTCTGCATGATACTCTCTTTAGCCCCATTGCTGATAATGCCTTATCAACTTTCAAGGCTGTACCTGATGTACTCTTAGTATCCCAGATTTCGATTCTGTAAAGGACATGTGATGTCTGCTCCTTGTCATCCGTCCATTCTGCCACGCTGTTATCTTCCTCAACATACTGAACGGCTGGAAGCTTAGCCCAGTCCTTAGGATAGATATCAGTGACTTCAAGGCCTTCATCTGTCAGAGCCTTATATACTTTGTCTTTAATGTTGATCATATGCTTTTAATCCTTTTCAATTAACTGGCTGATTACTATACCAGCATCCTTCACTGCTTTCTTTTCAGTCTTCTTTGCTCCCTGGTACATGAATGGCTGTGCAGGCTGTCCATCCGACCTGTAATATCTCTTTCCATCAACCTCGATAACTACCCAATGATAGTTATTTATTGCTTCTTCTGATAGCTTCTCTTCAGGAATCCACCAAGGTTCCATAGTATAAGAAGGATGTGCATATGGAGATATTCCAGCATGGTCTGCTGCACCTTTTCGACCTGTTCCGAATTCGACATATTGGGCATATGCCTTATTTGTATAAACATATCCCTTGTCTCCTTCAACACGTGTCTTAATGGAGTTTCTTAATTCACCATTATTTACAGGACATTCAAGAACGCAACCACTTCTGATTGTTTCCGCAGCCTTTCCAAGAACCTGTTCTGGATTCTCAAGAACGGCATCTATAGCACGAAGCTTTCTAAATAATTCATTAGCACCATTGAGGCTCATTTAATAATCTTCTCCAGTTCATAGAGATAGTGTCTGTTATATTCCTTCATGCTGATGATCCTATAATCCGGTTCATCGATTGACTGATTATAGACATTCACGCCCCACTTTTCAGTGGGTCTGAAATCATCATCATTATTCTTAGGAAGAATCATATTAAGAATGTAGTTCAGTCTCTCCCCGTACATTTCAGCCTGTAACTTACCGGATGCAGGCCATATCTCAAGAAGCATTGATTTTCTCTTGATCCACTTTTCAGTGGTGACACCTTCACCATCTTTTTCAATGACAGGCTCATATACAGGATAGTTCTTAAGTGCTGAAAGTCTCATTGGTTCTCCTCCGGCTTCTTTTCGTGAACGATTCCTCCTGCGCGAATCAGTCTTAAGTTGTTGAGAGTTGAGAGAATATCTTCATAGGTGGAAGACTGAAAAGTAGATGTGATGCCACCTTCTGAATGTGATGATTCTCCGACCATGCCCTCTCTGAAGTACATGGCACATGCTAAATCAGCCACACAGAAATCCATTGCAGTGATGTATACAGTGCGGTTTGTATGTGCAAGAGCACGCTGTTTTGCCATTTCAACATAGATTTTTGCACGTTCCTGACTCGTTCCTGTTCTTTCAGCAACAATCTCAACTAGATTCATAGATTACTCCTCCTGCATCTTAGTGAGAACTGCGACCAGTTCCTTTTTAACAAGACTAGAATATCCGCTAACGCCCTTTTCCTTTGCAATAGTCTTTAACTGGTCAACAGTCATATCGTTGAGGTCCGTCACTTCATTGTTTTCTACAGGAGTATCTTCATCATTCTTCTTGTCTTCAATGACACGATATCCCTGTTTTGTATAACGCTGAAGGTCATCCTCATGGATGGCCCTTTCAACGTTGATTCTTTTTACAATGATCATTATGCACCAGCTGAGACGTTAGCAATGATTAGGTCAAGCATGTTGTCCTTTTCCCAGCAGTCATGATATCTTCTATAGTCAATCTGCCAAGCATTTGCATCCTGATTAGTATCAGGGTCAAATACTCTTGTCTTGTCCTGTTTAGTAACACCAATAACACTATTGATTGGCGCCATTAAGAAGTTTACATCCTTAGCAGTATCACCTTTTGTATATCCACCTTTGTCTTTTGTTGCTCCAGCATCAACCGTGATAGCTGAATACATTCTGTTCTTTGGTGTAGGAATGAATGTGATTTCATCAAGCTTATAGATGTCTAATATGATATTTCCAATAGTTAATTTACCTGATGTAAGATTGCTGTTTACCATCTTTTCCTTTAATAATCTTAAAGTATCATATGTAATATGACAGATGATATCACCCTGGTATCCTTTATCACGGATAGTATCCGCTGCCTTTTCTAATTCAGAAAGAATATTCTGTTCAGTCAATGCAGTTGTTAGGATGTTGGCTGATTTCTTTTCTGTAACATCAGAAACAACCTTAGAAATACGGTAAGCATCTACTTCAGGAGCAACATGTAAACGCTGGAATTCTCCCATGGCAGTGCCAGCAGATGCCACAAAGTTAGTTTCATTTACATCCATTGCATCAAGAAGGAACTTTCTTCCACGGTCCTGTGTCATTTTGAATGTTTCATATTCAAGAGTAACAGCACCCTGTTTATATCCTTCGTCTCTGTTATAGTCTCCTAAGCCCACTAATGACATCTTAGGGATTTTTACCTCTGCACCACCGTCATACTTAATCTGTCCGGCATTGGCATCCATCCATGATGTAAGAGTGAGATGCTCCATCTGTTTATCTAGTTCAGTCTGAAAAATAGTTGAATACTGTAATGTGTTAATTGCCATGTTCTATACCTCTTTTCTAAAATTTAAGTGCATTCGCGAATGCTTTTCTTGCATTCTCTTCTTCAGCAGTCAATACATTGTTTTTTGCCTTGTCTAAAGGTGCTTTCCCTTTTAATCGGTCATCAACAGACTGCTGAACCGCTCCCTTGAATGCTTTAGAGAGTCTTTTGACAGATTCATTTACGGAATCAGCATCAGTGTAGTCAATGAAGTCAGCCATGCCTGCTGGAACTCCTGCAGCATTAAGCTGTTCCTTGGCAACTGCAGTCAGTTCTCTACGAGTAATTGCTGCTTCTCTATTGTCAAGTTCTTCTTTTCTCTTGTCTTCCTCATACTGCTTCTTTTCATCATCTGTCATCTTTTGAAGCCTTTCGGCTTCCGTATGATCCTTATCCCACTTCTTTCTTGCACGGGCAAGTCTCTTCTGGACGATTCTGTCCACATCGTCTTCTGTGAGGGTTGTTACTTTGGCTTTACCATCTTCAGGTTCACCTGACTGCGCATTATCGGGATTCCCTTCATCGCCTGTATCTTCTTCCCCCTCTTCCCCTTCTTCCGCAAAAAGCTGAAGGTTCAAAGGCATCATATTCTTAATATATTCCATAACTTAATTCCTCCGTTTATAGTCCGTATGACTGTTATATCCATGCACCTTTTAATGTCGTATGCACGTTATGGACAGACAGAAAAAAAGAAGAACATCAACCGCTCTTCTGTCTGCTTCTGTATTTCATCAATGCTTTAGGTTTTCTTTCCTTGGGAGGCGGACAGTACTCTTCATATGTCTCGTGTGAGAGTTTTCCGCATATCATGCACATATATGTCACCTTCTTGACAATGACGTGCCTACGGCTGTCAAAATGACTTTTACAGTCATACTCAAAGTACTGGTGATGATGTGGTTTCAATCCTTCAGCCATATGGTTCTCCTTTCTTGAAATTGAGCAAAATAAAAACCGACTAAAAAATAGTCGGCTTATACGAACGGTAATATGTCTTTCAAGTCTTTCATAAATCGCTTGGCTTTTTCAATAGTTGAATTATCAGTAAGGTATTCTATTCCTTTTGGTGTAATCTCACATTTATCAAGATTGTATATATCTATGTTTTCGTCTATATCCTTATCAATTACTATCCCACTGATATATCCCTCATTCAACAGATTCACAATGACATAAGTCCAGTACTTTCTGTTGATCTGCAGATATTTACTGTCGTGTCTTATGAGTGATGCATCAATATCCTTGCCTTGCTTGAGCTGCATATACAGGTAGGATAGAATCTGATAAACAATTACATGATAATCATCCCTTGCCATATATTCCAAGTCCTTTCACGTTGTCTTTTTATCAACTAAAGGATTTAACTAATCATCCATAGCATAAAACAGTCTATCGCCTAATTCTTCAGTTGCATACCCTAGTTCATTAGGTTCTTCATTATCATCAAATCCATATTCAAGATTCTTGTCTAATACGTAATTACGAATCTGATTAATCTCTTCATTATTTAGTTCTCTATTCGCATTAACATATTCAATAACACATTCTTTTGAATAACCGTCTTCCGGATTCCAATCTTTCATAAGAAGCAACTTTTTCAATAATTTCACATCTTCATCCAATAATTTGTACATCACAATTCACTCTCTTTTCTTAGGGTTTGTTTGAATTAAATTTCCAGTATCAGGGTTAAGTGTAACTTCTACGTTTTCACCTATATACTTTCTGCTTATACGTTTCCCATTTTCTTTTTCGATTATTTTTTCTGGGTCAGTTAATGCAGAAATAACATCCTCTATTTCAACACCTTCACGTTTCTTATTCTTTTGAGGGCCTTCTTTTTCGGTTGTCCCTAATACTCTTTCGATAAAATGGTCACTTTGCGATTTTATTACAACTCCATCCTTAGTTGTACGCCCAACAATTTCATCTTGTATGATTTTACGATACTTCTTATAGTCTTCAAATGTTGAAAATGCTGATAATTTTCCTGAGCTACGCGATCTCTTGTATTTTTGTAATAGTAACCAATTCTCTTTATCATTATACTTCAAATTTTGAAATTCTGATAGTGATAAAGGTATATTTTGCTTACCCAACAAATCGAGGTATTTTATTTGCTGTTTCCTGTCACTAGAACGATTCTCAACTAATTTCTCAGCAGTGTTAATTGCATCTGCACCATGCTTTTCAACCATTCTCTGATACCACTCTTTATAAGTCTCATCTGCTGGAACCTTTATCCTTTCACCTGTGACAGGGTCTCTAGCAAATCTTTCTAGATTATGCATAGTTTCATCATCAAGATTCATAATAGTCGTAGAACGACACCATGGGTGCATTGGAGGGGCGTTTACACCTATCTTCTTATCATTCACCCTGTATACACTTCCGTCCCTCTCACGGCAAATTTGGGACGTTCTAAGGTCTAGTGTTGCAACAAATCTATACTCCTCTATGCCGTAATCCTTGTAAGCCTGGAAGTGCGCCTCATTGTGAATGTATGATGATTCGGTTCTTACAAGTCTTCTAGCTTTATTTCTACCTGATAGGAACTGTTCGTTGATTGAGTCGGTCATTTCCTTCTCTGTCTTTCCTGTAAGTGCTCCTATCATGATCTCCTCTTTTAGTGCATCGGCCACCTTCTGAGTATTGTACCATACTCTTTCGGAATAGTTCTGACCTGACCATTTCTTTTTCAGAATGGTTTCAAGAGCGCCTTCATCAATAGGACCTGTCTGAAGATCTAGACCGCTCATTCTTGCAGCTTCATATACTGCATGGTGATAACTGCTTTCATAGACCTTTCGCATTGTCTTGTCTATTGCATCTCTTTCCTTGGATTCAATGGCATTAATCAGCTTATTAATTGACTTGTTAATATCATCAAGCCTCTTCATACGGTTCTTGTATGCTGGGGCTTCCAATTCTGCTAGTACCTCTCTTTTTTGGGCGCCTGTCTTATTCTTGTATACCTCAAGCAGTTTTTCGAAATTTCTACTGTCAGCCTCTGAAAGAAGATTAATAGCCTCGTCTCTTGTTAGATGATGCTTTGAAGCGAATCTATTGAATATCCCCTCAATCTGCTTGGCAGTGTAGATTGCAGCCTTGCTATAGATTACGCTCAACTCTTTAGCGCAGTCCTCAGCCAACTGCATATCCTTGTACATGTTCCTTGCTTCTCGCATCTCCCAGTACTTTATGTTTTTGATGTTAGTCATAACAGAGCACTATTATTCCTTGTCTTTGTCATCATCATTATTACCATCTTCCTTGTGATCATCTGTTTCTTCTTCATCTTCTGGAGGAGTATTCTGATTTTCGGTATCAAATAACTGCTTCTGTGTTTCAAGTGCTTCCTGTTTTTCTTTTTTGACTTCTTTCATTTCATCATCGACGTTTGAAACAAAGTCAAGGAGTGCAAGAAGTGTCTTAGTTGATACAACACCTTTAAGATTCGCAATAATCTGTGATAATTCAAGACGGTTCTGTGGGAGTCCTCTTGTAAATACAGGCTCAATCATTGACTGATCAGCAGCAATTGCCTTTAAATTGAGGTAAGTACAGAACATTCTTATACGCTTCTTAAGCCCCTTCTTGTAATATCTCTCTTTTGTCTTGGTGAGGGTCTCAAGTGCTAGAAGCTTATATTGAATGGCAATGCCTGAACTGTTGCCAGCAAAGTTTTCATCTGTCAGATTAGGAACATGAGAAAGTGAATAGATATCTTCCTTTATTGAGCGCTTGAGTGTTTCCACCGCATTCTCGTCAAAAGTTCTAGTTAGATATTCAGAGCGTGCATCACTAGGAAGTTCCATAACACCGTTCTTACGGATAGCCTGGAGCGCTTTTGTTGCTTCTTCATCGTCATCACCTAAAAGAGCACCATAGACAACAAGCACTGCGTCAATGAACTGCTCCTTATCATTGATTCTGTCAGAGCATAATGTATTGTATGCGTCAATTAGAGAAATCTGCTGTTCATAGTCTCCAATGCAGTCCATGTTGTTTCTATACTCAATGATAGGGTCCTCACCTAAGAAATGTGGGTAAGGCTCACCTAGTTCTGAAAACTCGCCTTTTTCGAATTCCTCATTGCAAGTGATTCCGATTCTTGTGACATAGTTCTCAGTTGTTACTGTCGCAATGATATTGAACCTGTCAGTAGAATCATCTTTTTCAATCGAATAATAAACACTGAATAGTTCATGCTGTTCAATTGAAGCATCGAAAACCTTGAATGTTGACAATGGGTCAAGTGTCTTGGTCATCAGCTTGCTTTCATGCTCACATAAGTAAACATACTCATAAGCGACACCAGCACGTGACATATTGATGGCATTGCATGAATCTGTATCATCTGTTTCAGCATCAACGAAAGCACCTGTCAGCTTGTCAATATTGCCGTCTTCTGTATTCTTCTTAAATGTTATAGGGTTTGAAAGAAAATAGCCCGTTGCTGTATCTGATATATCTTTAGCATGGTTTACCATGATCTTATTGTTCGGCTGGTTCTTGAACTTCTTTTCCCTGTTCATGATGGCATGCTTACCAAAGTAATAGCCGACATTCTTCAATATCTCAGGAGCACGAATACTATAATGCTTGCTAATGAGACGAAGGATCATGCTTCTGTCTATGTTTGTCTCGTCGAATTCTTCTCGTGGAATCGTGAAAGTATAATACATCTTTTAAAATCTCCTCTTTCCTGCTCTTGCCTTCTTCATAAGGATTTCATTTTCTATAGCATATCTAACCGCATCTATAGTGTGGTTGTTTCTGTCGGGGAACTCCCCTCTAAGGTTGCCGTCTCTATCCATTTCAATTTCATAGTCATTGAATTCACGTGCAGCATTGGGGCATCTAACAGGATCTATAATTATCTTGTCTAAGTCCTGAAGGAACTTTATTCCATTGTCCACACTGTCAGCGCCTTTCTTTGCACCGATGATATTGAGACCTAATAACTTGAATTCATTAATAGTTCTTGGTTCAGCTGAATCAGCAGTGACTAGCTTATTGAGTGGGTTGATCTCTTTTATGAGTTTCACGGCCTTGGCATTTGATAGTCTAGTTCCATATACTTCACCAAAAATAAAAAGACGCCTGCGCGTCTTATCATAGTTTGCTTTGACGTATGCTAATGGGTCACCAGCGTAACCAAAGTCCAATCCGTTTTTTAATCTATCGAATACCTGTATTTCCTCGTCGGTTATCTCACGTATATCTAGGTTTGTGAAAACCTCGCTACCTGTACCGGTTACCTCACCTAGATAGTCATGCTTATACTTATCAGGCTTTGTCTCCTTCATGTGGTCGGCTTCTATTAGAAACTGCTCCCCAAGCCACTGAGGTGGCGCCTGTAAGTAAGTTGTATGAGAGACATATGTATCATCCCTCTTAACTAGAACCTGCCTATTGCACCAATTTCTTTGGCTTTCAGGAGGGTTGAAGGAATAAAAGACACAATACTCATGTCCACCACGTAAAAGAGACTGATTGATATTGGTTATTTTATCGTATGTTTCGAACTCGTCGCACTCTTCATACCAGACATATTTAACATAACCGACAAACACCTTGATAGATTTCAACTTCTTAGGATTGTCAGCACCTTTGAATATTATCTGTTGTCCTGTCGGCCTGTATGTCATCTGCAGCTTAGATTCAGGTATATCCCAATCTTCTTCAGCCTTCAGCATGAATATGCCCCACTTAATCTGTTCATAGACTGAACCCCTTAAAGTGTCCTTTACACGTCTGATAACAACGGCATTACTCATTACACCACGTTTCGCATCTCTCATAATCCCTAAAGGAATTTCTGTACCAATGAAAGAAGATTTTAAGGAACCACGTCCACCCTTGAGCCAGTAATGCGTATATGCATTAGTCTTAACATATTTATGAAGATCATAGAACGCTGGGCCTATAATGTCAGAAAGCTTTGCTTTATTTGATGTCATCTATAATTACTATCTGTCCATTTGACTTGATGTCAAGACTACTGCCAGGCTTATTACCACTCAAGTCTCTAATGAATTCTGCCGCCTTAGTGTCGCCCTTCATTGCCTTCTGAACCTGTTTAATGAGTATTGCATCCTGTACAGTCACATTCTTGCCATTCAATGCAGCAAAGTTCTTTATTGTGTCCACATCGGCTATCTTACCGGATTTGAGAGACATGGAAAGAAGCGATGCAAGATTGTCTTTCATTGCCTTCTTTTCTCTTCTTGCCTTGACAGATGCAAGTCCGCCTTTTCGGCCGTTCTCTCTTCTTTCTTCTGGTGTCATGTTTGCGAACTCACTTTTTGCCATTGCTATCACCTGCCTTTCAACGCAAAAAAGCAACCCATTCTTTGAGTTGCTTTTACAAGTTAAAATAATAATATAATCATGTTGGAATTGTACCTTACTACATCAGCTCTTACAATAAAAAAAGGAAAGCGTCACGATTCGAACGTGAGTCTCCTCAGTGGAAAAACCATACATCAAAGTGTAATCAACCTCTATACTACTACTTCCCTTTTTTTCTATTTAACCAAAACTCCTTAACTTTGTCAACCATTCGCCTTTCTTTATCGGTAAGCCTTGCCGCTCCTTTTTTACCGTCATTTTCAATAACATAAAAAAGGAGCCCTTATGAGCTCCTAAATTCTTAGCAGTCAACCGGAATTGAACCGATGCCTTGTCTATCAACCTGTTCTGCCAGCCTAAACTATCTTCTGCTAAGATAAGCATGCCATACTTTTTCAACGCTTTCAACCATTTTCTTTTCTTCCTTTTATTTTTTTCTAGTACTTTATTGAATTTATATTTGATATCTCTGCGTTTAAGATAGTATGCCTCAGTATGCCAATGTCATTTTAAACCTTTTGAGTGCCTTTAACATTACATTGCTGACCAGTATGAACTGTGTCTATTAACGCCTTTTTTTGAACTTCTGACAGTATAATCTGTTTTTCTATTTGCTAACTCTTTAGCATAATCAGCGTTCATTTTTTCTACTGCCTTATCAGATAAAATTGAAGCCTTGCCCTTTCCGACCTTATTAACACGTTTGATAATCGCATCAACATTCCCGTACTTATCGTAAGCTTTTTGAAAAGGATGGTTACTATCAAAATAGCGTACCAAAGCCCCACGCGCATTTTTTGGTGTTGCCATCGAGATTTTTCCGCCAATAACTATATAATGATTTGTGTTCCTTTTTTCATCAGTAATGCTAAAGCCATTGTATTTAGCATTGCTCGCTTTGCCTCTTCTTCCACTTGATGCACCTCTACCACCCATATATATTATGCTCCTTTCGATATATGATTTATATATTCTTTAATTTTTTCATTTTTTCTGTCACATGATTATCATAGTATTTCACATTAGCACCCTTGAAGTCATAGCCAATGTCGCCACCATAGACAAGCACATTCTTAGGCTTCAGCTTCTTCATGGCTTCGTCCATGCCCTGTGTCCATATCTTTGTGGCTTCCTTGCTGCGCTTAACTCCAATAGTAGAAACTGAAATTGTACTGTTAGAAGGAATACCATCAAAACAAAAAGTAAATGTTTCTGGTTCAGCCCATGATACAGTAGGAATCACTCTAAGCCCTCTATCCTGATAGATCTGACCAATCAAACGGCTTCTGTATACATTCCATATCTTCATGGCCATAGGCATATCCATGTAAAGAGAAAAATCAGGAGTAAGAATACAGTCAAACTGCGCTAGCTTATCAACATACATCTGAGGAGATGCCCAAATTCTTTCAAATTGATAATCATCAATGTAAAAATGAACACCTGATTCATATCTATCAGAATTCAACACATAATTGAAGCCAACAAGATCATCCGGAATATAGTCAATTCTTTCAAGTGTAGGCATTTGATAGAATCCTATTGCTCTAAGTTCATCATATTCATCCAAGTTATATGCGTTCCCTGTTCTTTCTCTCTCGTTTGACTTTTCAGAATCGTCTTCCTCAGGTTCTTCAAATTCAATTGACTCAAACCCAAATGAATCCATATCTATATTGATAATGTCATCAAGTTCATCGCTAAGGATTTCAAAATCCCATTCAGCTTTCTCTGATACCTTGTTATCTGCTAGTCTAAATGCCTTAATCTGCTCGTCTGAGAGGTCATCGGCTACTATGCATGGAACTGTCTCAAGTCCTAGCTTTAGCGCTGCTTTAAACCTTGTATGACCGCATACGATGATATTATTCCTATCAATCACTATAGGAACTTTAAAACCAAACTCCTTGATACTGTTCATCACCATTGGAACGGCTTCATCATTCCTTCTAGGATTGCGACTATAAGGGATTAGATCAGCAATAGGCTTCTGCGTTACCTTGATGTCATTCATCTGTTATTCTCCTTCCTGGTAAAATAAAAAGAGGCTATATGTGCCTCTATCTCTGTATGGACTCTTATGTATTTACATAATACCACACTATTGTTATTACAAATCATTAACAATTAGGACTTTTTCACATAATAACTGATAATTCTTTGACTGCATCAAGTATATACGTTCTTACTGTTGCTGGAGAATAGTCCATAATTTCAGCAATATCATATACACTCAAACACTCTATATATCGATAAAACAGTATGTTTCTATATGTCATACTGCTCAATCTTTCAATAGAATCCTTTATTTCTTGCATCTGAGACAAGTATTCATCTTTCATGATGATGTAATCATTTTGAGTTTTAGGCTCGCCATAAGAACATCTTTGAGAATCGTCATATCTGATTGATTTAACATTAATCATTTTATTGTTGATATACTCTACCCTGTTAGCCATGCTTTTATATGATTTTAGAAATGTTCTTGTCTCGTCAATTGTCATAAAGAATCCTCCTGATTACTCAAAAATAAAAAATAAATAAATCACTATCACCAGTACAAATAAAATAAAAAACAAAAATTAACCTCCTTTCTGGAGAAGAAGAAAACAGTCCTTTACTCTTCCTATTGGTTTTCAATTTGTGTCTTCTCTTCTCCCAGCAACATCATAACTTTATAGTTGGATAGCAAAATTAGCGCTTCATACTCTTATTCTTTGCAAAAGAAGGTGAATGAGATGGAAGCAAAGCCATGACACTGCTGTTGTTTGTTGGTTTTAGAATAGAAAAATATGTTAGGGCATCGAATCCATGAGAGGATCTTGCTTTTAGAAAAGAATCTATTAAGTATGAGGGGTCCTAATAAATTTTCTTGATAGTATATAAAATCTAATAAAGAACTCAATGCCCTGCTTGATTATCTGATGAATTCTGATTGAATGAATCTAGCTAGTTCCAGATATTCGTCATAGTCAGTTTTTTTGGTAGATATATCATCTAAAGAAATAATCATATTTCTATTATTTCGTGTTCTTGTTGCAATGATAACTCTATCTGCTTCGTAATTAACACCGTCATACCAGAAGTCTCCATTGTCTTTTTTGCCTTTGAAGTTCTTCAGATATTCCATACGCTGCTCTGCTAACTCCAACGAAAGAAAATATTCATCGAATACCAAAGTTGTTGGCGATTTCTTAGTATAGAACGCAATTCTGTAAGGATATGATTCTTTTGCATGCTTTTTTAGTTCAAATCTAACTCTTTCTAGATTGATAACAGAAAAATTATTTCTCATGTGTTCTTTTTCTTCTTCTGCTTCTTGATGCTTGAATACTTTGAATACTTCTACGAAGTTACATTTTAATTTATTTGGCTTTCTTTCTATCTGTGGTTTTGGCCTTGGTTTAAGTTTAATTGTTGGTTCAATATCTTTAATAACTCCATCGAACCACTTAATCTTTAGGTGAAGATCATATTTATTTGAATTGTATATCTTACCATTTTTTGAATGGATTCTAAGAGTATCGTTTGAGATTCCAAAGAACTTCTTCATTTTATTACTGCTCCCACATGCTAAAAAGCTGCCATCATCTGCATTGTATGCATAATAAGAACCAGTTCTTATCATTTTTCTATGTCTCCTTTATCGTTGTTTTGAATTTATATTCAAAAATCTTTTTCTTAATCTTATATACTTCTGTTTTTCTGCCTTTGACATCTTCCACAACTTTAACGTTATTGATGTAATAGACGAAGTCAGCAATATACTCCATCCTTCTTCTCTTTCTCTTCTTCCCATCAATTTCGATTTCAAAAGGAGGGATCAATACAAACGGCACCTGTAATTGCAAATCGTTAATTAATCCGTCTTTTTCCATCTGCTTTAATTCCAAATAGCGTTTTGCTTCCTTCTTGGAATCGAATGTGAAGCCATCAACTGTAGTCTTTCTTGAGTTGTACTTGCTCATTAGAATTGGATATCCTCTTCATCCATGATTAAGCCTTCATCCTCAAACTGCTGAATCAGTCCATTGCTCGCATAGTTATTAACAGGTACTTGACTATTTACTGGTGCTTGTGCTGCAGTAGCTGTATTACTATCCCTCTTTGTATTAATAAACTGTACAGAGTCAGCAATTACCTCAGTAACATATACCTTCTGACCTTGACTGTTCTCATAGTTTCTTGTTTGGATTCTTCCATCTACTGAAACCATCGAACCTTTAGAACAATATCGTTCTGTATTTTCTGCAATCTTCCCCCAACATACACAGTTGATAAAATCAGCCTCCTGATCATCGCTCTTGAAGTTTCTTTCTACTGCTAGATTGAAAGAAGTAACAGCCTTTCCATTGCTTGTTCTTCTTAGTTCAGGGTCTCTTGTAAGTCTTCCGACTAATAAAGCACGATTAAGCATTAATAGTGTTCCTCCTTGTCATTTATTGTCATAAGTTATTGCGCTCCTTATCTTTTCTGAGTTCTTCTCTAAATGTCGAAAGCGTAGAGAAGAAGACTGCTAACAGGATAAATACTCCAATTATGAGCGCTAAGGCTAGCACAACAAGAAGAATCAGAAGAAACGCATATTTAACTAACTGTAATAGAATCATTTGTATCACTCCTATCTGATAAATAAGTAAATCATCAACATCAGTGTAGCAGCATAAGCTGCTGCTAAGATAAAGAAATCTCTGTCAGCCTTTTTACAGCTTTCAACAAGTTCACTGTTTAATTCCTGAAGACCCTTCATCTTTTCTAAATCCTCACTGTCAAATTTCCTCTATTGTAAATACTCAATACAGATTGGTTTGCTTTTTCATAACTTTTACACTTATCTTCTAAATCTTCATATTCAGCCTTTAAATCTTCCAATTCTTCTTCTAAACAATGTTTTTCACTTTCTAATTCTTCAATCTGACTTTGTAGTTCTGTTATCTGCTCTTCATGCAGTTCCATTGAAATAGTGTTCATGTTATTTTACTGTTCTCCTTTCGCTTCTAAGTCTTCAATGTAATCATCATTTTTATGCGCAGTTAAATATCGCAATAATTCTGTATCGGAAGTATTAGGACTATAATATAAATCATCGGGATAAAAGAACTTAGTAAACTGCGTATACCATCCACTTTTTTTAAAATATTTATTAAAACCCATCACTTGAATTTTTCTGACATATAGTTTAGGTGTTAATTTTAAAGTCAGCATTTTAATATCAGGTGTTAAATACTCAACTTCCCAGTTCTTCTCATTTCTTAAGAATGAGGTTCTCTCTTCTTTATTCTTTAGCATCATTGACCACCTCACAACTCTCTAAAATGTCTTTTATTGCTCTTGGTTCTTCATCTTCAAATTGAACGAATTGGAATAACTTATTAAACATGTTCATGTGGCACATGCCACGACCAGTCCACCAAGGAGCACTATTACTTTTTTCTGGTTCTACATCATATAGAAAAATATTGCCGTTGCCATCTCTAGTGATATACATGTGTACGGTATTATCTGAAAGATATTTTAAAATATCATATTCCAACTTAGATAGCTTGACAGGCTCTTTGTATTCTGATAAGAGCCACTTAACTTTAATGTTCGAGCAGTGATCTCTTAAATCGTGAAAGAAACAATCTTCACAGACACCAAGACATTTCTTGATTGCATGCTTATCCTTGCTTATTTAAAAATCAGAAACAACATTTGAATTTTCTAATATTTCTTTCCTAAACTTTTCTGCGTTTAACATTTTCTTTTACCTCACTCTTTTGCGTTTGCTATTAGCGAAAGATAGAATTCCACAATACCTTTATTAAGATTTGGTGCGTTTCTATGAATGCACTTGTTATAAAATTCTTGCACGCCATATCCAATTGCAGCTCTTTTCCAAAAATCATAGCCACCAACAATAATAGCGTTTGTGATTGCTAGATCTAACGCTTCCTTATATAACTCAAGATGATGATTTTGACATTCTAAAACAGTATATCTACGTTTGATTAATGCATTTTCTTCTTTTAAATATTCTATCTTGCTTTCTAATTCGTTCACAAACTCGCCCGAATATGTAATTTCTTTTAAATTCTTTTTGTTCATATAATCATTCCCTATGTTCTAAAAATTCAATAGACATAATATTGCTTGCTTCAATGCCAATATCATCAATTCTGCCGCTGTGTTGTCTTTCAGCATTAAACACCCATTCATGAATAATTGATTTCGCTTCATTTTTTGAGATGCCAATGTTATATCCTCCGTAAAAATTACCTTTTACATATTTGGATAAATTATCATCTGAAGGAATAACTACGTACCTAGATCCATCTACTAGATAGATATTTATTTGTTTAATATTTTCCATCTAAAACACCTCTAATCTTTGATAACTTATCAACTAACGTTCTATTTTCACATTCAGCAGTTTCTAAATCATATTCGAGATCAGCGAATAAATTTTCCAACTCAGTGCAGTATCTTTCTAAAGCTTCAGCGTAATTAGGATAATCTATTGGAGCAGCATCATCATTATTTATATATTCAACAAAATCTATTGCTTTGGGTCTCTTTAAAACTTCAACGCTAAATCTTTTATTAGGTTCTTTAATCCAATTCAAGAAGTTTTCTTTTGAATAGAATGGGCAGTTGCTTTTGCAATTGCTAGCAGTACAAGGAACATTGATTTTATTTTCTTCTAGTACTTCATTAAAATTGTCACAAATACAATTGCCTTCGACTTCCGTTTCACCAATGAATTTAGCGACTGCTTCTAACTTCCTATCATTCACAATTGTCATTATAAATCCCCTCCTAGTTCTTCCGTTAATCGTCTTAATTCTTCTTTATCCTCTTCAGTTACTCTTTTTTTAAGTTTCTTTTTCTTCTGGTACCATTTCTTTTCTTTTGCTACTGCTAAAGCAAAGTTCTTTAGATTGGTTATTTTCTCAAGTCCATAGAGTTTGCATGTTTCTATTACTTCATCGGAAACTTCTTCAAAGTCATTTTCAATAAGAAAAGATTTTAAATCAGACAAGTCAGAGTCACTGACAGACAGTCTTCTTTTATTCTTTATTTCTTTTATTCTTTTATTCTTATTACGTCCTACCTCTTGTCCTACCTCTTGTCCTACTTCTTGTCCTACTTCTTGTCCTACCTCTTGTCCTACTTCTAGGACACTGGGTGAGACACGGTTCTGATATTTATCCCAGTTTTCAACTGTTATAAGAGTGCCTTTTCTAGATATATCTAATTTGATTTTTCCGCACTCTTCTAAGAGATGAAGATATTTAGTAATAGTGTTTTTTGCCATCCCACATCTTTCTGATACCTGTCTTAGAGACAAGATACATTGTCCTCTTTTAATAAGCTGGCCATGATGATAATAATCAACAGGATTAGTGTGTAGTAAGATGTCAATCCAAAGATGGAACATCTTGGAATCGTGATAGACTTCATCGTAATCCATCATATACAGTTTTATCCATCTCCTTCTTTCCATCTTTCACGTCTCCTATTCTTTGACTTCTCCTGTGTCTTCATCAACAATATTGACATCTGCATCAACCCATTCATTAGGCTTGTCTAGAATGTCTCTGTTGTCTTCTCCAACATCAAAGTTTTTAATTGTTTCATCTTGTGCTACTGCTTTAACGAATTCTGTTTTTAACGGCATATATTTCAATAGCTTCTTGAGCACTGTCTTTTTAGCCATTTCATCAAAGGCACTTTGCCATGGTCCATTATTAAATGTTTTAGAATACTTCTTGGCGTGTTCTGTAACATCTTCATAACTCATGACTTGGAAACCTTCCCCACCATTTACTAATTTAAATACTGCATAGTAGAAAATCGGTTTTCCTCTTCCTTTCTGTGCTGGTACATGTTTCAATTTAGGATTTAAACCTAATTCGTACTCGAATAAGTCACCTTCTCTGACAACTTCGGCAGTAATACTTCTTACTTCTCCTGTTCTGTATGCTAGATCAAGCGCCCCTTTGTAACCTAATTGGAACTGACATTGATTGCCGTATGGGATTAAATATGCTTGTCCTAGTGCTGTATTAGGTTCAACTCCTAACTGTGCAGCAATAAGCAATGCACCAATGAATGACTGTGGTGTACATTTTGCTAACTTAGGAGTATTAGTGACTGCCGTCATAGCGATGCGACTGAATCTTTCAGGAGTGATTACGTTAGGCAATGCCTTAGCGATTTCTCCTTCATATACCTTGATATAGTCCTTGATTGTTTGAGGCTTATGCTTATTAGCAACTGCCTGTTTAGTGGTATTCGCAATAATACCTTTCTGATTTACTTCTGCCATTATTATCTGTTCTCCTTTTCTTCTTTTAATGATTCTTCTTTTTCTTTCTTGTATATTTCTAACAATTGACTATTAAAATATGTGACAAATTCATCACGAGACACTGAAATAGGAATTTTTTCAATTCTTACTTTTTGCTTGAGCCAATTTTCGAATGAAGTATAGCTATATGTATCTGCTTCTTCGTCATAGTTACAACATACTTTGTTCCAATGATAAAGCGTTTCTTCAAGAGTTGCTTTTATGCCTTTTTCAATCATCAAGCCATCAATGCGGTTTATGCTGTTATTTTTTGTATTGACTTTAGGAACACAGTTTTTTAAACGCTCGTTTTCCATTTTTAAAGCATCAATGTCATCAAACATATCTAAAATATTGTTTACAAAATCTTGTCTTTTTAGCATTATTTTTCTCCTTTTTTCTCCTTTACATAGAATTTTCTTTGAGTACTTTCTTTCAAGTACTGTTTAAATAACTCTGGGTTTTCTTTTTTAAACTTATCTCTATCAAAAGTCATACTTTTTGAAGTCTTCCACTTGATCATGACATTTTCTAGTTCTGCAGCTTCTGCATCTTCCATCTCTGCTTTGATAGAGTTCTCATAAGAAACTTGAAGTTCCTTCAAAGCTTTAATTCTCTTTTTGATAGAAAGCAACTCTTTAACACTGTCCTCGGCTTCATGCCCTAAAACACAACTTTTTACTTGAGACTGCCATCTTGTGTTCAATGTGTTCTTTGTACTTTCTGAGCCGTCGACGTCAGGCGCATTACCTTGTTTGACCATTTCCCAGAAATCACCTTCAGCCTTGATAAGTGCTTCAATTTCTTCTTCATTTCTGTTGATTTCGTACCAAAAGAAGCCCTTGCCCATCACTAGAACGGCTATATACCATTTTTCGAAGCCTGTTACTGCCATGTAATGCATACATTGACAATAATAGCTTGGTGGAATATCACCATTCTCAAAATCGCATCTAGTTAGTGCACTAGCGGTTTTACATTCAAGCCCTGCCTTTTCACCAACAATTAAACGGTCAACATTTGCGAGCATGAACGGATGCTTCTCAGATTGAAAAGAAAACCCACTTTTTCTAATTTTCTTTCCTGTCGCTTCTGTAAATCTGTCAGCGACATACTGTTCTAAATCTCTACCAACTCTCATAGCTTCGTTGTCTTCCTCTTCATCTTGAAGAAGTCCGCATTTTTCAGCCCACAGAGTGTAGGCACTTTTATACTTATTAAGTCCTAAAACTGCACCAACATCTGAGCCACCTATACCCTTTAAACGGTCATATAGCCACTCCTCACGAGTTTTTGGCAACTTGTGCTTAATTACACCTTTCATAATCTTTCACCCCCTTAGACACATTCTAAAGCGTTAATAACATCTTTAATGAGAGCCATGCCACTGTCTCCAGTAACATCAATGAACACTTCTTCATTACCTTCATAAAGTCTTACAGTGACCTCTTCATTGCCGTTCTTGTCCTTGTGGTAAAGCATTTCTGCTATTTCATCGCTCCACCTTCTAGTTCTAGTGAGAGTCTCAAACAGACTCTCTAGAATATCTTTCTTATTCTCCATCTACGTAATCCCCTCCGAATAAGTTATCTAGTGCTTCTAAGATATCAGAGATTGTATTTACATCCCCTAGTGGTCCAAATGCTTCAATTGCAGCATCCGGACTTTCATACACCTTATTTATAATTCTATTGAATTCCTTTTTTTCTCCTTCAACGTCAAACCCATTAGTAAAGCGTCCTTCTTTGGCAGCTTTAACGATGTAAGCAAATAGCAAGAGGTACTGCCATGTGTTTCCTTGCCCAGCGATTAAGCGTTCATCACCATTTAATTCAATGTGTAAAAATGGATTTTTTGTATGTTTGATCATGCTATTTACCTCCACAAATTACGTACTCTGCGAATAAGACATTGACACCAAGAGAGCACGCACATAAGATATGCACTCCTGTACTTTCCCAATTGTTGCCAGTGAGCACCATGCTGATTAGTGTCACTAGTACAAAGATGTTTAATAAGATAATTACTAGTTTTTCAAAATTGTTCATAATTTCCTCTTTCTGTGCTATAATTAGCACTGTCTGATTTTTATCAATCTTTTCCAAGATTGAGTGGGAGCACACGATGGCTGTCGTGTGTTCTTTTTTTGTGCTCATAAGCACTTAGCGCCAGGAGACCGTATACAGTAGGTATGTATAGTCAATGGAATTACCCAAAAAGAGAAATGTTAAATTATGTATTGCAGTTCATTCTACGAATTATTATTTGTCTCCTAGCCTTAGGTGCCTACGAGCAACTAAAGCTATTTATTCAATTGTTTTTCTTTTAGAATCATCTCATGTTCAATATTCGCATTTTTGATGATCCTTTTTTCATCAATCCCAAGATAATCGATAACCAGTTTCATCGGCAAATGTCTACTGTCATGAAGTCTTTTACCAGACTTAAGTACTTTCTCGGTCATCTCTTTCTTAAGTCTAGAAGCCTTTGCTTCACTGCAACTTGCTAAAATCATGATGTCATTTCTATCAGCCCACTGTTTCTTAATCACATCAAACATTTGCAAGTTTGTTGTAGCCTGTTTACACATTTTTCTCACCTCTATTCTGCTAAGAATTTGTTAATGAAATACTGCTGACCCTTACCAGTGACCTTTGGTGTCTTGGTGGTGATGTTGACACCTGAGCCATTCACGTAAGAACCTTCCTTGATTTCAAACAATCCCAAATCCATAGCCTTCTGTGTAGGCATGTTGTAATCAGTTCCTTGACGTTTAATCAAGTAGCCTTTTTCTCTAAGCCATGCAAACAGTCTTTTTTGACCCATCTCAATGCCGTTCTGCTTTAAGATTTTGGCAAGTTCACCTACAAGGATTGATGTATGGCTAGTTGCTACTGCATCAGCGAATAAGGCTTTTGGCTTCATTTCCTCAATCTGCTTATCCTTGGCAGCTAGAACGCTCTGCGCTTCAATCAGCGCTTTCGCCATTAATTCCTGTCCGCTTAGTTCCTTCACTTGGTACTGCCCTGTTTTTCTTAATGCTGGCAACACCTCAGATGTAACCCAACGTTTGAATTTCTTGGCACTTGGTAATTTGCTTGAGAGGACTAAGCTGTATAGTCCTGATTCATTGATGATAACCATATTTTGTTTACCTGAAGGGGTCTCCATTTTGGAGATACCTCTATCATATTCATCAACACGCTTTCTAACTGTGTCTGTTGGCTTTTCATATCCAAGTGCTTCGGCTACGTCTTTGCCAACAAACCAAGGTTCGTTATCAATCACTAATGTTCTGACTGAACCAAATTCTTGGTTTTTAAATACTTGTAATTCGTTCATTTTCTTGTTTCTCCTTTTGATTCTACGTTTTGTAGATTTGATTCTAAAAAAATAATGTCATTAATTGAAACGTTTAATAATGTGGCTATTTTATCCGCTGCTTCCATGGTAATATTTTGTGGCTTTTCTTCCATTTTTGCGTAAGTATTTCTGTGACAGCCCAATTTATCGGCCATGTACTCTTGCGAAAAACCCCTTGCTCTTCTAATTTCATCAAGTCTCATTCTCGAAATCATCTTACCACCTCCTTACGAATCTAATTCTATCCTACGTTTTGTAGAATGTCAATAAAAATATGCAATTTGTAGAATATTCAATTCAATTTGCTTTATTTGTTCTACAGTTTGCATTATAATAGAAGCGAAAAGAGGTGTTATAAATGAAAACGCAATTCGGCACGAATGTTAAACAATTACGTGAAAAAAGAGGAATTGATCAAAAAGAACTTGGTGAAATTGTCGGTGTGAGCGATAAAACGGTTTCGTCATGGGAAATCAATAGAACTGAGCCAAAAATGGGTATAGTTCAGCAACTTGCTGACTACTTTGGCGTTTCTACAGACTATTTAATAAAAGGTAATCATGATGATGCAATATATAGAAACGTGAATATTGACTACACTAGAGTACCATTGTACGACTCTATTTGTTGTGGTAATGGTGGCTTTGTAGATGACAATATCATTGATATGATTCCTGTGCCTTCTAAAGGCTTGAGTAAGTCAGCTAAATACTTCGCACAATATGCAAGCGGTGAAAGTATGAAAGATGCAGGTATCTCTGATGGTGATCTTCTTATATTTGAGAAAGTAAATAAAGTAGATGATGGTGTTATTGGTTGTTTCTGCATAGATACCAATACAGCCACTTGCAAGAAGTATAAGGAACTAAACGGAATAATCATGTTACAGCCAATGAATGCAGATTTTGACCCTATCGTTGTTGATCCATTGAGCAACAATATTAGATGTCTAGGAAAACTAAAGAAAGTTATCAAAGATTTCAATTGGGAAGATTAA